AGAGACCATCCATTTCCGGCGATTGCTCCGGCTTTGCTCCATCTGCCTCCCCCCCTCGGAGGTCTAGGAATAACAGTGTCTGGCTGTTCCACGCGGGCAAGTTCTTCCAGCACGGCTCTGAAATCTTCTCCTCCATTGGAACTGAATGCTCCTGGCACGTTTTCCCAAACAGCGAAAGTTGGATACATTCCATTGGTGGCTGTCCTCATTTCCTTAATGATTCTTGCGGCATCCAAAAACAGCACGGAACGGTTGTCGTCAAATCCAAGCCTTTTCCCCGCCATAGACAAGCCCTGGCACGGACTGCCAAACGTGATGCAGTCCACAGGCTCTATCTTGTCGCCGTGAATCTTTGTGATGTCGCCCAAGTGTTTCATCTTTCCAAACGCCCGTCCAGCCAGATAGCGCAGCTCTTATATAAGGTAGGCGGTCAGTCTGCTTGTGGGAATCTTTTCAATTCTTCTTTCAAGCATATATTGTCGCTAATATCCAGTGTTCCGTCGTTACTACTTGTGAGAAAATCGAGAAGAGCTTCCCTTGCTCGGCATCTGTCTAAAACGTCATCAACGCACTCTCCGTTGTATTCGCCAATGCAGAAAAGTTCATTTTCGCAATCGCTCATTTTGACCGTAATGCAAGACGAGAAACCTTCTTTTAGCTTGTGAAAAATAATTCTCGTAATTGCATCTGCGTTGAGGTAGCACCCATTGGTAGCCCGAATCAGTTTCATTCTTTTATCTCGCTTTCTTGAAATATTACGTTAATTCGCTATTTTCAGAATGGTAAATCATCCGCGTTGCCATCAATCACGGCAAAGTCGCCAGTATCAGGCGCGGAGCCAGACCCGCCAGACAACGTTTTCTTCGGTCTGACCTCATAATCGCCGGAACGAATCTTATCCACGCTGGTAAAGCGGTCAACGACCAGCTTTGTCTTGATGTTGCCATCGTTGCCCATGTACTCTTCCTCACGGAGAACCACGCCGACCAGCTTGCCACGCAGGGTCTTTTCATCGTTGTTGAACTTGTAGCCGGGATTGGACTGCTCCACAGCGGTGATAAAGCCCTTGAAGAACGGCAGCGCCTTTTCCTTGTAGCTCTTGATGGTCTTGCCGCCCCATGCCCATTCGCCCGGATTCAGCTTTCCACGTTCGATAAGGGAAGCGGTCTGCTCACGCCAGTAGCCCTTGAACTCGCCCTCTGCGACTTCCCACTCGATGTTCAGACGCTCCTTTGCGGGTTCGTCCGTTGCCTTGCAGATACCTGCAACATAGCCGCCAACAGGCAGGTCACGGCGTTCGGTGGCTTCCTGCACGTCATTCCAGTTGATGTTCTTCATCTGTTACTCTCCTTTGTTATCCGGTCGAACCGGGATGTTGTAATACTCACGAATGGTTTTGTCTACGGCAGCGAGGTCGTTCTCGATCAGCGCATCGTTGAACATCCCAAGAGGGGTTTTCACGGTGTCCATCCCATCATTGCGAGTGCTAAACAGGTATCGCCCATCCTGCACAACGGTTTTGAGAACGATAGTGAAATACCCTTCCACGCAGACCTTCTCGTCCAGCAGCTTGCCGATGGTCTTGAACTTCTCTCCACCGTCTCCGTCACGCTCGCTGTGACCGAAGAAGTAAACCACCACATCGTCCGGCAGTTCTTTTGCCCGCATCAGTAGGGCGTTGAAGTTTGCTGCCATGTCGGTGAACTTCTGGTATCCAGCGACCTTTGCGTTCCGCATGAACTCGCCTGTCATAAGGTAAGTGGCATCGTCAATGACGATGGACTTACGCTTTGCACTCCTAAGAACAATGTCGATTTTGGTATAATCGTCCATGTGTTCGCTTTTTTTATACTCACTCAGGATAAGAGTTTTCATCTTGCTTCGGAACGGAAGCGGCTTGCCAAGCACGTTGATGACCGCAACCTGTTCCGGGTCAAAGTTCCGAAGCGAAGCGGACTTACCGCTGCCGGAGTGACCGTAGACCATTACTAATACTGCCATCAGTTGTTCTCCTTCCTCGCTTCTTTTCTCGCTTTACGGCAAGCCGGGCAACGCTTGGGCAGTGCCATGTTATGCGATTCAAAGAAAATGCGCTCTGAACGAGAAATCGCGAATACTTTTCCGCAGTCACGGCACGTTTTCTCTATGCTCGTATCCCCGTCCCTGGAAGCTCTTCTTGCGGCATCTTCGACAGCAAACGTTTCCTTGATTCCGTCATAAATGTTCCTGACAAGCGTATGCTTCGGTGCGTGACCGTTCTTGCAAAGCGTTTCCTCCAAATTGTCCCTTTTACAACTTGTGCAAAGAGTTTCGGTGCTGTTTGGAAACACCGAAAAAGGCTTATTGCACTTTTCGCAGTGCTTGATTTCTTTCTTGTATTTGCTCATTTTTCTTTCCTTTCTTCGGCTTCATTAGGCTTCATTGTTCTTACTTTAGCTTAATTTGGCTGTACAAAAATCAATTTCCCCAGCACACGGAATCCGCTTCGTCTGGCCGCTGCCATTCAGGTTCTTCGTCCTCTCTGGGTGCGAAGTAGTAGTCATCGGGCGGCTCAACCACGCCGCCGAACCGATCAAAACAGCCGGAGCAATCGTACATCTCGTTCATACCGTACCTCCAAGTTTCAGGATTTTTGCCTTCATCTCTTCCACAAGGGATTCCAACTGAGAGATGACATATTTCATCTTGCTGAAACTCCTCGTTACGGAGTCCCACTGGTCTAGGTCGATTTCGACTGTATTCCATGTGTGACCGCAGTTTTCGCAGAGCCTCCGTCGGATAATGTTGTCTTCGCATGATGTGCTGCGATAGATTTTAATTTTCTCGCTTCCGCACGTCGGGCACTTCACTTGGCATCCCTCCACTCGTTTGTGTGATGCGGGATGCGCTTGATTTTCCGGCTCTCTTGCTCCATGTACTCGTTTTCGGCGCTTACGCCAATTGCGGCCAAAATCAGAGCCACAAGAAATACAGCCAGAGCAAGGAACGTGTATCCAAGCATCTCCCATCCGTTCGCCGAGTTCTCAATGGCGTTTCCGCACCCAAGAGCTACGATAGCAAGCGAAATGCTCATAAAGCACAGCACCGTGCCTTTAACTGTTTTCATCTCTCTTCACCTCTTTCAAAATAATGTCGAATCCGTTCGGCTTTTTCTCGTTGATGACTATTTTTGCATTCAACGCCTTTGCAATTTTTAGAAGCGTATCGACCCGAACGGAACTTTTCTGCTTCTTTCGCTTGCCCAAAATGCTGTAAATCGTCGGCCTTGATACTCCCGATCTACGGCTAATGTCGTTGATGTTGAAGTATCTGGCTTTCGTTGCATCTTCCAGCGTCATGCCTTTTTACCAACACCGAAAATCCAGATGGTTGCCATCAGAGCGCCAACACCAATGATGTACCATGTCGCCTTAGCTCCGACCAAAAGCTCGATGTGATGAACCAGCCAGAAGTTCAGCAGAAACGCTGCGAGAATCAACGCTAAGACAATGACCCAAATCAGGACGATTTCCACGAGTGCTTTCATTCTTGCCCTTTCTTTAAATGTGTTCCAGCCGGTCTTTCTCCCGGCTGTGCCAGCGGATTTCACGCTGACCGTAATATTTACCGTTCATTAGGCGGCTCCACCTTCCCCTGACTAAGCAACATACTGTAATGCCCATAGTTCATTCCAAGCGACTTTGCCTTGTCGTTTATTTGCTTGATGCTGTATCTAGGCGGAGCCGGTCTTTGCCTTTCTGGCAGCTTGAATTGATATCCAGACGGTGCGCATGACCTTTCGGCCTTTCTGGCACAATCTTTGTGATATTTCTGCTCCGGTGTTTTCTTTACCATCGCCTTACCGCACCACGCGCAGAGTCCCATCACTCGTTCGGGTTTGCCCTTCCGACGTCTCCATTTCGCTTGCTGCTCAAGCTGGACGTTGTGTGCACAAACGGCACAATACTTCTGGTTTGCGTTCGGAGATTCAAGAAGCGCTCCACAGCGAACGCAGAATTTATTCATCGCGTTCACCGTCTTTCTCTCTGGCTTCCCGATTGCGCCGTTCAAAACACTGGTTCAGCATCTTTTCCATCCACAGCACCTTGTTGGCTTCGTTCCGGGACACGCCCGCTGCCATTGCAAGCTTCAACCTGCGCTTCCGGCTTGGTGCTTTGTAAAAGTACGTCACCAACACTCACCAGCCTTTTTGGTGATGAAGGCGGGCACGTCCCTGCCGGTAGCTCGGCATAGGCAGACATACTTGGCTACCCAAGTATCAAAAGAAGCAGAAGGGATGCAGCACGCTGCATTTCGCTTAAAGCTTTCATCATCCGGTTTACTAAGCCAAACAGAAACTGCCTTGTAGTAGTACGCTTCCGTGACTCCGCACCATTCAATGCTATACCCATCCAAGCACAACTGTTCCATGATCTTCATCGCCAGATGCTTCGCTTCGGCAATCTCCTCTTCTGTCCACTTCAGCCTGTCCGCTTCGTAGACCTTGACCGCCTCGTCAATGGCAAATTTTGCGTCATCTGGGTGCTCAAGGTCAACCTTTAAGGTGATAATCTGCTCCATGTTTACCCCTCCGCTTTCTGGTTCTTCTTTGCTTTCAAGAAGAGATTTACAAAGTAGACTTGGCCGCGACCGGAAATCTTAGGAGTGCGGTTAATGGAAATGTGGTCGCTGTGTTGAATCGTGGTCTCTTTGATTTCAAACAGCCCCATTTCCATACTCCGCTGCGTCGGCAAGTTGTAATCGCTACGTTTCTGGTCTTTAATGAGATAGCCGTTCTGGCGCAGCCAGTCGAACAAACGGTTCTGGCCGATGTTAATGCCATTTTGCGAAAGCAGCTTTGCAAGCTCACCAACGAGAATGGATTTTTTGCTTGCTGAAACTGCGTCAGCAAAAAGCACTTTCGGCCTCATGGTTTCAATCTGCTTGTCTTTCTCTTCCAGCTCCTCATGCGCTGCGATCAGTGCGGTTGCGAGGAGCTGTGAGCGAGTGAGCTTCGGCTGTTCGGTCAGCTTCTTCTCCATCTCGTTGAACGCTGCAATGTACTTCAGTTTCCATTCGAGAGCAGCCTTGCCGGTAAAGCCCATCGCCAGCAGAGTGAAGCCGTCACGGTTCATCAGATACATGGGGTAGCTCTGTCCGTTCTGCTCATGGACGTAATCGGTCTTGTAGAACATGGGGGTGTCCCCATTTTTGGGGAGACCCCTCATAATGTCTTCGATGTCACGCATCACATGGTCATGACGCTTCTCGAAGCTCTCTGCAATCTGACGGCTGGAAACCACAGGCTCGCCATTCTGCATAGATAAGATAATGTCGTTCATTTTTAACCCTTTCTTATGATTTACTGCTTATCTCTTACAAGAAGAGCGTCCACAGACACACGGAAGTAATCAGCGACTTTCACAAGCTGTCGAATGCTCGGCCCATTTGCGGAGCGTTCCCACTTGCCCAGTGCGCCGTTGCTCAAACCAGTAGCTACTTCCAAGTCAGTACGAGACAGACCATGCAACTTGCGAAACTCGTCGATTTTAGAAAGATTCACTAGCCA